GATGCTAGGAATGACTGCATTCACTGTGGCGTAGACGATGTTCTCCGTCATGGAGTAGGTGTCGCGTCGATCCTTCCCGTATTCCCTGTTTCCTGCACGATTTCCTTGTGTATCCTTGCGGTGATTTTGCTGTGCGTTGTTGTAGTAGTGTTCAGCTTCTTCCCATCCAAGCGAAACGTCTGAAATTGCGCGAACACCAGCATTCTTTCTGGCACGCCACATCGGCCCTTCATACTTGGACACAGGAATTTTAGTTTTAGGGTCGAGACGGTAAATCTCGACAGTCTCTTGTGCCTGTACGGGAGCAGTTGGGTCCACGCCGTCAGTTTCAGCGATCTGGTTATTAACATTATTGTCTACGCCGCTGTCAGGTAATGCCATGTCACTCACATATGTCTGGGAAGTACACGCGTGGACGTTTCTTCACGCTCCGTCCACTGATACGCTACAGGTGGGAGCTTCCAATCACGTCTGCGTAGCGATCCAATGACACGACCACGCTTAGTGAACAGATACTTAGTAGCATCCATGGCGTGATCATTCGTATCGCGCGGCTTATCGACGTTGTCACCTTGGATATTCTTGTTCCAATAGTAATCAACAATCTCGTTGTGCCAGAACTCGACATTGCTGGATACGAAAAGGCGTGGCGCACCGTAGTTACGAGTGAGCGGGTGCATGTGGAGGTCATCGGGGATGAGATAGGATGACACCTTCTCCAATCCGCTCTCGATGTTGTTTGCTCCACGCTGCATCTCGATGCCTTGCTCGCGGAATAGTTGCACAACACTCTCACCAACCTTCGTTGACGAAGCGTTTGTCCCCTTGAAGATCTGCGGGTCCGCATAGATGTGATCCGTTGGTACTATGTTGTACTTCTTCCTGATGGCTTTGATTGTTTTGCATTGTTTCGCGATGTTCCACATAGACTCGTAGAAACCGTCCACAATAAATACGTCACCCACATCGTTATAAAAAGCAAGAAGGTAACAAGAAGGAGAAACTTGACCATAGTCGTATCCCTCAACAACACCTAGTCCATCTGTTGCAATGCCTTCCTCGACAAAGGAAGCGAGAGCATCATGTTGCACCATGTGCAGAGTCTCATCGTAGTCAGGATAGACGAGGCCCTCGTATGCTCCCCAATCAGCATCAATAAACCGTTGTCCCATTGCTCCACGAAATACGGAGCGCATGCGGCCAACATATTGTTTTCCAGTGTGCTTCTGGTTGGCGGTGGACGCAGCATTGAACACCTGTACGATTGGAACACGCGTATCGTGATCGATGAGCAACTTACTCGTGATTAGTCCAGACTTCTTGTATGTGAAGTAAGGTCCGACCACGTCCCGGTATAGCCAATTTCGAGTAGGGTTCGCACCGAAGCGGAACCACTGTGGTCCAACTCGCGGCATGTCTGGATCATCTCCGATGTATTTGGCAGTTCCTCGAAGACGTCCAATAAGATCGGCGAAGTCTTTGAAGGCGAACTCTGGATCATCAAGCTGGTCAACAAAGATCGCGTCGTACGTGGCCGATAGCAGGTTCGACTGTTCCTCACCCTTTCCCTTTCCTTCCTGTCGAATGTGACGAAACTCAATCGTGCTATTCGTGTGCTTGAACAGGATGTTGTTATGTCGATCAGTGGGAAACTTCGCAACCCAATCAAATGGCAGCCACTTCATAAGCTCCGGCTTAGTAGAGTCCTCAAGCTTCGGGCGTGTTGCACGACCCACAAGTACACGAGCATCGCGATACTGAGACGCCACAGTAATGGCAGCAAGTCCGAGAACCGCTGTCTTGCCATTGCCATAACCTCCAGTAAAGCCAGCAATCTCCGCTTTGCACTCGAAGAAGTGCAACTGGTCAGGGTTGTCCGCTTCATCGAACTCAAAGACCTTGCTAGCCAATCTGCACCAATGTCATGTTAGAGACTGTGTATCCGTCTGTGACATCTCCAAGGAACGTGAATGTGCCAAGTGGTGACGTTTCCTGTTCAAGTACAATCACTCCAGCTAGACCTGAGCCTGTGCAATCAACAGTGACTGAGCAACGATATCCACCGGAGATAGCTACTATAGAGGACCCTGTGATTACGAAGCCACCATACGCAAGACTAGATGTGATTGTCCCGTTCAGGATATCGAAGTACCGTGCACCACCAGAGCCAAGGCCAATAGCGTAGATGCCTACTGCAAGGAAACGCTGATCAGCGCCGACCTTGATTAGATCAACAGTGTGAGTGTAGATGCCTGTGCCGATTGTACGTGTCAGGCCGACTGCCATACCGAAAGTGTGTGGAGTAGATGCAGCCGTCTCACGAATGCTATTCGGACTGGCAACTGTGTAACCACTCAGTGTCCAGTACGCGTTGCTCAGGTCCTGCTGTGTGATCAGGTTCCCACCAAATCCACTGCCGCCACCTTTACGCGAATGACCAAACACACGCCAACTACTGCCATCACTCAACACACGCGTTCGCGTCGTTCCTCCACCTGTAGCTACAACACCGCTGTTATTCGACGGGTTCTGTGTAGCATCGCTGACGAGCAGGATCGTTCCCGGCAATCCAGCAGCAGGAGGTAGCGTCGCGACAGTGTAGACAGTGATGTCCATTTACGACCATCCGTAAATACGCCACGCAGCACCATCGCTGATCACACGCGTCAACGTAGTCCCGCCACCTACAGCGATCTGTCCACTCGACGTAGCTGGGTTAGTCGTGGCGTCACTGATTAGCTGCTCACAGCCTTGGTTCAGTGCAGCAGATGGAAGCGTTGCAAACGTGTAGACTGTCTTCGTGAACAGTCCACGATTGATTGCATTGTCGATGAGCAAGCTAGCCATTGTTCAACTCCACTGTGATCTCGTCGTCTTTGTGTTCGCCTGTGCGTGTGATCTTGATATTGAGCGAAGATATGCGCGAGTCATTGGCCCTGTCTGCGCCCACTCCTGCAAGACGGAGTACGTCACGGCTCGCAACGACGGCCACTTGAGAGTCTTTGTCTCTGATTGCTGTGACCAATCGAGCAGCGGCATCAGCACTCGCTCGGGAGACAATGTGATTGGCTGTGCGTTTAGCGTCCTCGAACACAGTGCTGTCGAACATCTCAGCAAGCTGTTTGTAGGCATCAAGTTCTTTAAGACGTTCGACGTTCTCGGCAGAAGTTTTGAGGGCAATAGCAATGTCAACGTCCGAAAGTCCCACCCCTGTGTACATAAGCACCGCGGCAATAGCATTCATCTTCTCCGTCTGCTCAGGTAAGTCGCCGAGCTTGCGGTGGATGCGCTCTAGTGTACGAGTAGCTTCACGTCCACTCTCGATCTCACGTGCTAACTCAGCAGCAGGCTGCGGGACGACGACTTCTCCCGTGTCGAGGACAAGTCGCCCATCCGGCAGTGTGAGTTTTACATTACTTACGTCCGACGGCACGGCCTGCTCTCTTTACTAGATCACCAGTCTCACGCTGTGCATTCTGCCTACGTAGTTGATCCTGCAATGCACGAGCGCCTTGCTCTCTCTCAGCATCAACTTCTGCACGTAAACGCTCAACGTCTGCCGGTGATTGCCCCGGCCTACCACCCGGACCTGATTGATCCGGCATAGCCATAGGTGGTGCTTCTGGCGGAGGTGCAGGTGCAGGGAGTTGTCGTTGTGGTGCAGGAAGTGAGAGTTGCTGTTGCACACTTTGCGGTGCAGGTGCGGGTCTGGGCCTGTTAGCATACGCGGCAGCGCCGACTCCACCGAGTCCGAGTGCAGGCAGTAGCCAATCCATCAAGCTACCACTCTGTTCACCTGATGCACCTGATCCTGCTGGCATCTGCGGTGTAGCAACAGGAGACACACCAGTTCCACCAAGGTTTGGTCCTGACTGGAAACCTGTACTTCCGCCGCCTGCTTGTATTGCAGCCGTACGTGTGGGCGGTCCCTTGCCCTGTATGTCAATTGGATTGACACCGGGAAGTGGCTCAGAAGCACCGGGTCTCACGCCGGGTTGTGGATATGAATAGTCAGCCGTTCGATTGGCTGGTCCCATTGGACGCTGTGGTGCTTGCGTTGGTGCAGGTGCAGGTGCAGATGCCTGCTGCGGTGCCATTGTGGGTTGTCCCACTTCAACACGACCGGGAGGTGTACCATCCACCTGTGCCATCGACCTATCCAGTGCAAGCTTAAGTAGTGCACTGTTGTCATCAAGTCCGGGAGGGAGACCCATGCCATAGCGATCCAGCACATCAGGATTAGCCGCTGCGAACTGGCTCACACTGTTCTGGTTCTGTGGAGTATCTGGTGCACCTTGTCGTTGCAAGATGCGCTGCATCATCTGTGGGTCCATGGTTACTGTCCCTTCGGCGGCCAGCTAGGACCCTGCATGTTCGGTCCACTCGATGCCTTCTTCCGCAAGTTGCGTGATGCCATCTGTGTCTTCAACTGTGATGCACCTGCACCGGGTACGCCTTGCGCTGGACCCATCTGTTGTGGCGGGGTGGTCTGTGACTGTGCACCACCTTTTGCTGG